TGGTCCTATTTCGCAAATGTCCTTCTGCTATTTCTTCTTTACTTGCACCGTGATAGGATACGGCATGGTGTTTGTGGATCATAAGTTCATTTATATTAGTCCTATCATCTAGACTAAGAAATTCACCAAGAATCCTACCATATTTTCCTTTTTTATCAAGCCTTGTTCTGAGTATAGCTCCACCTTCAATCTGCTGCGTGAGGTATTTCTTCGCCATAAGTCCGTATCGTTTCTCGTCGAGGTCACGGGTTCTACTTTCGGGAGTATCAATCCCGTACAAGCGTATTCTTTGTTTTTTGAGCCAGACACCGAAGCCCAAGTCGATATCCACATCTACTGTATCTCCGTCTATAATTTTGACGATATTGATTCTATATTCATACATTTACTTTCCTTTTATTGTTTCGTTCAACACCTTTTTATTTATAAAGTCAGGTGTAACTATGCCAGATCCATACTTTTCATTGTATGCGTTTAAAATATCCTTACCTGGATCATAGATTGAAACAACATGCTGAGGAAAGACTGGAACTTTATGTTCCTTGCTGAATGGAGCGTAAGGAGCAAGTCCCACGCCAAAATCAGTATCACTTCCAGGTTTAGGCATCATCATAATAATAGCAGGTTTATTAATTAAAATAAATCCTTCTTTTCCATCTACTTCTGTAGATGATACATCACCTATTAGGTCCTCTCCTGTAGTAAGTTTTACTATCTGAATGTTTGACATGCTCCTTATCTCCTTTAATTATTTAATTTCAATAGATGTAG